CTTACAGAATAATCAATATCAAAAGGATTAAGAAATCTATCAACATTTACTTCAAAATAAGTTTCATCTGAAACAGAATCATATACTATATTTGAAGCTGTTTTTCCTGTCGTAAAATTTAATGAAGTAAAAACAACATCTAAAGCCGCAGGAAAATAATTAATACCTTTTGTTACTGACACACTGAATCTCTTTGATAGAGATCCATACATCGAAAAATTTAAAACTTGTGAAACATCATAATTAGGATATACTCTGAAGTTGGTCGCAATAATTCTTCTACTTTCATCAACATCTTGAATATCCATCATATCCAATGTCATTGGTTCAGAAAATGCACCAACATTAAAAGTTCTATTCACCTTTTCTGTTACGCCTGTTGTAAATTCAAAGTTACCTTGCGTAAGACCTCCACCTTCAACAGTTTGAAGTCCAACTATATTGTCAGAAAAAGTCCCAGCACCATTTCCAGGTCTAGGAGGATAAAAATATTTAGTTCTTGATGTCGCCATTAACTAGTTATGTTTGTAAAATTCTTACTAAAATCGATGTTTCCACCTCTACTTTGTCTAACTTCATATAACAATGCATTAAATTGATCTCTAATCTCATACAAGTTGTATTGTCTGTATATGTTACTTTGAGCATCATAGATTGTGTAAATACCGTCATCAATTGATTTAGTTTGATTACCGTAAAGAGCTATTGCAAGAGATGAGATATCGTATTCAACCATTTCAACCTCAAGTGATATAGGATTAAAATATGTATTAGAAATAATAATACTTTGGCTAGGTTGTCCTATAAATGGAGTTGCATTTGGTTTATTAGTTGGTGAGGATGATGGTGATAAAGTTAAGAATATCAAATTTGCGTCTCCATCAACATATCTATATCTTATTGCCTTTTGTGTAGTATTAACTTCATTTGTAACAACAGGTTCACAAAAAAAACAAGATGTAACGACTCTAAAAAAGTTTGGTATTTTTGACCCATCAGGATTTAAATATTCGACTCTAAAACCAACTAACCCTTGAGGAACGAATTTATTTTGGTATTGAACAGGAACATTACTAACGTCAATTATTATTCCTTTAACATTTGGCAATGCACTTAAAACTCCACAATCTGTAATAACTGTTCTGATTTGCGCTGGTCTTAAATAGAGAGTGTAAATACCTAAATTATTAAATTGTTCCGCAGGTAGTGTTAAATTATATAAACCACCCAATACTTCCACACCAGCATTTCCTCCAGTGTCAGAATTATTAAAATAAGGTCTCAATAAAGTTTGAGCATCTAGTTGTGTTAATGTAAAACTATCAGTTACGTCCCTTGAGGGTGTGTATGTCATTATAATTTCAACGTCTTCAGGACTAACATCAGAAGGTCTTATTGTCCCATATGATCCAATTGCCATTTTTTCTTTTTTTAATAAATAGTTTAATTCACTTTTTCAACATTAAAAAATCCATATCCATAGTTTAAGAGATCTCCTATATTATCGACCTCTCCTAATCTTTGGACTCTTTCATATGCACTGTTCTTTCCTCTCTCAATAAAAACATCGGTTTGGATTTGTGGTTGATCATAAACCTTTAAAAGAGATTCAAGTTTTGTTATAGGAACGGCTGTTAAATTAGCATCAGTAAATCCTGATGATTGTTCAAAAAATATTGTTGTTCCATCTGCATAATCATAATAATTAATATTTTGAATAGTGTAAGCAGTAAAAATTCCGGTATCACAATTATTTATCGCCCCCCATATTTGACCATTGGCAATAACAGGAGTACCTATTTCAAAAAACGGACTATATAAAGGTTCTATTGGTGGTCTAGTACCATAAAGTTTAAGTTCATTAATTCTTGATTTGGTTATTCCTGAAACAATAAATGGAACTGTTGTAAAATTATTTGATGTTTGTGCGGACACAACATTTACCGCATCACCAGAAAAAATATAATCATAACTTACAGGAGTGTTTATCCAATTACCATAAGATGCTTGGAAAAAACATAATCCATTCGGATTATATATTGTAACATTTTCAAAAGGTGTTAAAATTTCTTTTGATACCGTGTTTACACCCCAAGGATTTACTTGTTTTAAGGTTATTGTATATCCTGAAGTTGCTGAAGGATAAGTGTGACTTAAATAGTTTGGAGTAAAAGTATCTATAATTTGAATTGATGACCCGTCTCCCCAGTCTAATGTATACTGTGAAAGTTCCAAAAACTTTTGAAACTCATTTGATGTATTATAAACATAGTATGTATAAGGATCTCCCGTTGTTGCAGAGAAGATGAAATTGGACACAACATCTTTTTGTATTACTGCACCATCAAATGGCGTATAGTATCCAACATCGTGAGCAGATTGAGTTAGAAGTACATTTACTGTTAATCCTGTCAATAACGAACTGCCCCCAATTCCAGAACTAACAACTTTAGTCATTGCAGAATAAACTCCCACATCTACACCCTGATAATTAACTTGAAATAAATCTCCTTTAATTGTTTCAGGTGATACTATAAAATTATAATCTGCCATTATGGGTTAACATATTCATACCATTTTATAGGAACTGGTGTTCCTGCTCTTTGCCCATCAGGGTAAAGAGTAACATTAGGATTCAAATTGAATACTTGATAAGTTCTTTTATCGTAATCTAATTTTACTTTATAATAAAAATATGTTAGGTTATCGAAATTATATTTATCTCCTGAAAGTGTTGATTGTGGAACATTCATCATTTTTGTAAAAGCTCCGACATCTGCATTATAAAATTTTGCGGTCATATAAAATGTGTCGATATTCAAAAAAGTTCTTTTCTTTAACCAATAAATAAAAAACCCTTCAACATCTCCAACAAAATCTAATACAAATTCAGGTTTTTTTATGGTTACTGGAGTTCTTTGAAGCATCGCATCCATTTTTAACCCTTGTTGTGTTGGTATAATAATCGTTATATAATTTTTTTGTTTTTTGTCGTCAGTACTATCATATAGATCAAACTTAAAAAAAGAATTAGAAAAATTATTATCATAATAATATACATTCCCTGTTGTAAATCCTTCACTCCTATAATCTAATCTCCAATTATTTTCATCGTTAAGTGACCCTCCAGAATAAAAATAAAATTGATAATTTATTGCAGTATCTTTAGATGCTCCTGAATATGGTTCATTAGAAAATCTATCAACTTCAAAATCTCTTCCAACACCAATTACTTCCGTTATAACTTCTTGCTCATATAAATCAATGCTTTGATCAATACCAAGATAATCCCAATCAAGTCTAACTAAAAGATCTACTTGCTTATCCGTAAAATTGTCTTGTCTTATAAAATATTTATTCACACTCATCTACAATTGGCTTTATCGGATAATTTATTCCTAAAAGTGATTGGGTATAATTTGATCCTTCAGGTATCAATCTAAATACTATATCTTGATAAGGATATTGGGCACTATTAAAAAATGGATAATTTACTCCTCTCTCAAGATTATCAATGAACCCATAAGTATATAGATCTCTCCACCTAAATTGTTGATCAAAATTGGAATAAAAAGAATAAGATGGAATTAAATCTACCGTTGCAACATCTCCAGTTTCAATATAATCTGAAAATACTCTAATAGTCATTGAGTTATGTGGGCTATAATAATATCCGGGAGGGTTTTGTTGAGGCGCACTTATTGTTTGAAAAACATTTTCATTGAATTTCAACTTTTGATAATATGGTGATACGACTCTTTCTGTTTGTTCATAATCATTCCATTCGCAAAAATCACCATCTATAATATCCCCTTTATTAAGGTTTGAATTATAATAAAAAGTATAATTTTTTCCTCTGTCTGTTCTATCATATGACTCTACTTTTATTGTGGTATTTGATTTTTGATTAGTTGTACTCCACCAAGTACTTGAACTAGATGTAATATTAAACTCCCAACCTTGTTTTAATCCAATACCATCATTTGGTTGATTAAAATATCCCGAATATCCTTTGTTTATTATTGTTAAGAACAATTCACTTACAGGTCTTTTTTGATTATCAACGGTTTTTGCTAAATCTAAATCATAATTTAATGTTAAATTATAAGCATTACTTGATGTCTTTTTTGATACTCTTGAAATTTTATTAGGAGTTATTGAACTATATTCAAAACTTTGTTCTTCAGAAAAAAGGTTTCTTTCAAATCCTATTCTTGTTACTGCAATATCTTCTGCATTTGAATGAATTTTATGTTGTCTTATATAATATTTTGATGTTGTCTCAATACGATTATCAGGATTGGCAACTCTTTTGAAAGTACCAATTACATTATTACTAAAAGTTGTTCCCGTATATCCAACATTATATATGTTAAAAATATATTCATTACTATTAAATAATCCGTTACCTAAACTATAAACTTGAAAAAGATTTTTATTTGCATAAGATAAAGACAATTCGACATATTCTCCTGAAGATAATCCGTGAGGAGCAATGCATTGAAATGAAATTATTGAATTACCGTTTTCCGCACTATTCTTAATAACAAATGGAATTCCGGTAGATGCTGTCCAAGTTAAACTTGAATTCTCAAAATTGTAATAAAGTTCTTTGTTGTAATCATTATTAGAGGCATAGCTTAAATAATACATCCAGTTATAAGAGTAAGCACTTTTTGATCTATATTCAAAATGTTGGTCATAAGCATTTCCTCTAAAAAAATCAAATTCGTAATATTGCGGAAATCCTTTCCAAATTCCAGTAAATGCAGATGTTTCAGCATCCACATAATATAAGTTATATTGAAATGGAGCATACTTGGTTGTTCCCGTTATTGTGTTGGCATATAAATAAACAACTTTAAATGTGGGTCTGAATACGGTGCAACTTTGTCTTTCATCATCAAAAACTTGAGCTAAACTAACCGTAGATGCACGATCATATTCAATTATTTGTTGCAATTGTTCTTCCAAATTTATACTAATTTCTTGATCAACTTTTGGAGCCGACTGATATTCATATGAACTTGGTATGATTGTATATTTATTCACCTACAGAATACTTTGTTTTAAATTTATCTAATGCAGTTTGTCCTTTAATTAGTCCAAAATAAAAATGAAATGGTGCTCCCACAATAAATTTATTAGGTAATACACCATCTCCCGTAGAAAATGTAAATTGAGTGGCGTTAGGTGTAGGAACAGCATTTACTTCAAAAATATACCCTCTAGCAAAGGTATCACTGATTGAAGCATTCGCCCCCTTAAAATAAGATGGAGTTTGTATTGATAATCTGTCCAATCCTTGATAAAGTTTTCCTTGTACAATGTCTCCGCTATTAGTTTGCCAATTACTTAATTCACTTCCAAATATTGTTTGAGCCGATTTTGCTCCTGGTCCCCATTGGTAAAATGGAACTACTTGAGATTTAATTCCATATGAATATGGATATAATTGTTCGTTTGGTGCCGGACCTCTAAAATCAATCCTTCCAGGGCTTATATAATCTTTAAATTGTAAATTTCCAGTTGTTGATGAATAATAAATTCCAATAAATGATTTACCTTCTGTATTAACATAAACAGGACTTGTATTACCAGTACCAAATTGATAAAATTCTGGTGAAAAACTTATGTTACCAATTTCAGAATTTATTGACATCATTTGTGCCAAATCTCCATCAATTCTTTTAGCCCCAAAAGGACCAAAATTACCATCTCTACTAAAAAGTTGATCTAATCCATTATTACCAATACTAATTAATTTTGCGAGAAAACTAGAATTTACAATTCTTGATATAACAAAAAGATTTACCATATCAGAAGTATCATTATATGTTGTTGGACTTAACTGATCTAAAATATATCCTTTATTTGAGGGATTAAATGTGATTTCTTGATAAAAATAATCTTTAGGTCCTAAATTTATTAAAGTTGTTGGGAACAATAAGTTTAAATCATTAACTGATGTTGCATTTGGTTTACTTTTACCTATAAAATAATTGGTGGTCTTATTATAAGGACTACTTCTATAATAGAAATTATTAGTTGTATTATCAAAATAAATTAAATCTTTGCAAACAGTTGAGTATGGTAAATTTTTTTTATTATAATAGGTGCTTGTTTGAATAGGGAATGCAAATAACGATCCATTCACCCAATTATTCATAAATGATTGAGCTAAAACTCCTCGACATAAACCATAAAAAAATCTATACCTATATCCCCACTCATTAAATGTTTTTAAATCTTTACCTATATCAAGAATGGGTCTTTTTAATAAAATATAACACCCTAATTGTACAGAATCGGTAATTCTGCATTTTTCATCTATTCCAAAATTAAACCCACTGCCAGAATAACAAGAAAGACTAACCATACCAGGACAACTAAAACTACCATAAACGGTTCCTGAAAATGCTTGATCCTCCAAATCAGGAGTTACTTGAGAAGCTCCCGTTGAGTATCCAGGATTTTTTGAATCAGCTGTTAATTCAGGTATTGTATATAATTGGAAATTGTTATTTTGTTGTAATAATGCAGGATTGGTTGTCCAACTTTGCCCATTTAATTGATCCGAAGATGGTAACCTATCTGTTCTCATAACATTTTTTGTTTTATCAGACAACCTCATTGGTGTTGTCTGAAAAGATGGGTATAGATTAGGTGTATAATATGTGAATTCAAATTGGCTATATTTTGTTCTGTTTTTAGAATCATTCCAAGTGGCATAAATGTAAGAATTACCCGATATATCATCAGAAGCGTCATACTCACCTATAGAGGGAGCGCTACTCGCCATTTGTTGACCAATACTTATAATTCCTGTTGCATTAAAAAATGATTTTCTTGCCCAATCTTGTCTTGGTAGTGTTGCATCTAATGCTCCATAGTATCCAATTGTAGAAGTAGTAAAAGCCGAAAATCGATTACTAATCGTAAAGAAATATGAAGGATAAAATATATTTGTTTGCGAAAAATTTTGTACTGTAGCCGCACCAGAATTTAAACTTTGTATTGGAATATTTAATCTCGCACTTGTTGTTATTTGCAAACCATCTTCATTTGGCAAACCCAATATTTTACCAATACCATATTTGTTAGTTATTAGAGGAGAATAAGGGTCAACTCCTCTTTGTAAAATAAGAATATATTGCTGATCAAAATTATCAAAAGTTTCCTTAAATTTATAAGTATCAATTCTTCCACCTCTTTTATCAGGTTCAAGAAATCTACTGTTACCTTTTTCTCTAAGCTGAATTACCATACTTGATTCTAAAATTGATGGTATTGTTGAGGTACTACCAGCTTTCCAAATTTTGGATGCTTCAGATATCGTAATTGCTGTAAGTACTTGAAAATACTCCCTATCCATAGGATAAAGTTGTCTATTTATAGTTCCTCCAGATAAAATCTTATATGGTGTTGTTAAATTTGATAAATTATTTGTTGGGTTACAATAACTTACATTTAAATTGAATGCTCCTTGTTTTGTGGCCCCTAATAATCCTTGTACTATCCCATTATTTGTTGTTGCGCTAAAAAGAAAATTTGGGTCTAAAGATGTTGCAGGATTGACTGTAGTAAGAAGTTGTCCTGAAATAAATGGTGCGTTAGATATAACAGTTATTGTATTATCATAATGAAATGTTCCATTTGCATCACTTTGAAAAGTGACTTTAATTTTGTTTAATCCATTAAAATAATTACTTCTGCCATTGAATATATTTATTCTTTCTCCCAATGGTAATTGTGTTCCTAATGCCATATAATCTTCTTCGGCATTAGTAAATCTTAAAACACTTGATTTTGGCATTTTAAATAAAGAAACGTCAGCAACATTATCTGAATTTCCTCCAATTGCTTGTGAATAAATTAATGCATTTAAGCTCACATCTTCTTGAGCTGTTTTACCTTGTTTTGTAATGAGTGTTTGAAGGTTGTTGAAATAACTTCCGGCATCTGAAAAATATGATAATACTCCATTAGTACCACCTCCAACTATACTACTATTTAAACTTGTATCTGTACATTCACACGCTTCACACTCTGGATATGTTATCATAGATAATTTAATGGTAAAATCTTTCTTTTCACATTTTATATTTAATAAATTACATAAAAATCCAAAAGGTCTTACATTAATAATAGGTATTTTTATTTTACATAATTCGCAAAGAAAATTAGTAATCAAAGCAATAAGTCCAAGTATTAAATGAGCAATAATTAAAACCGGTATCCCTATTATTTGAATAGCTTGAAATAAAATAGAAAATATAAAAAATAACAAATCAAAATTTCTAAACCCTTCATTTACTGGAAATTTATTAATAGTTGATGAACAACTATCATCATCAATTTCTTTAATCCCTATAAATCTTCCTTTAGCCCCTTTTTTATATTCGTCAATTAAACCTGAAACTGTATATACTTTATTAAATTCAAACTCATAAAAAGTATCTTTACACTCAATAATTTCATCTAGTTTTTTATTTACTTCTTGAGTTGAATTTAAACCGTTTGTATACCCTGTCCAATCTAACCCAAAATAATATGAACTTCTAAGCTGATTAGATATTGTTACATCACTATCATAGTTTGGATCATTATTTGAATTAGTCCACCCGTATTCTCTAATATTTGGAACCAAAAAATAAGCCCTTCTTGTTTGTTCCGTAAGTGTTGCCGATTGTTGCCATTTAATTTTAAATCTATATTTTGCTTTGGTTGGTATTCCTATTGTTGGATCGTTAGATATTATTTTTTCACCAAATTCATTAGTTATAACATACTGTAAATTCATTGGTAACTCCGTCAACCATACCCCATTTCCATCAATTATATTACCAGCTTGTTCAAGTTGATATTGTTCTAATATTGGATTACCATCTGAATCTTGTTGAATTGTCTGTCTTAAGGCTAAGATTTGTCCTGGTCCTGCCTCTAAATTACATAAATTACCTAAATTATCTTTTGGTTTACAATTACTTCTTACTCTAAATTTGTCAGGAGCGGAATAAATTGATCCCATAAAAACCGAAGTTGGTTGTATGTCTATATTCGCCTCATCTCTCAAATCAAAATCAACTCTACTTATTGCAATTTGACAAATGTCAGGATCACCCCATAATGGAGACACATCAATACTTTTACTAATTGAAACTAATTGTGGAAGAGAATTTAAATCTTTGGATGTTTTAAATTTATTTCCGGCAACTTGAGATTCTGTTGCCAATCCCATTCTAATCAAATCTTGTGGTGTTAATGAGAATTCACCTATGTCAGATAAATCAACATCCATAACAACAGTTTGATTACCTAATGGTACCCCCATTATCATATAATCACCACTTTCATTAGTCTTCGCAGTAAATTTATAATATTTGTCGTATATTTCTATTGCGGTTTTACCTGTTAAAACATCTAATCTTGTAGGTAATGTTCCTGTGGCTGCATGTTTTGAATATGATTTTTCGTAAGGTAATAAATTGTACCTATATCCATCTTCGTTTTTATCTGTTGGTGACTTATAAGGATATATGCTTGTGACTATTGGGTTAGATTCATCTATGTTTTCAATAGGTATAAAAATAGATACTCTTGCGTTTGGAATTCCAAAACCATTATTTGCTGTAATTCTACCGGCTAAAACACCATAGTCAGCACAACTTCTTGTGTATATGTCTTCTTGTTGTATTTTTAAAGATAAAAGTTCAATAAAATCAAATTCTTGATCTATTTGAACATTAATTGTTTTATTAATACCAATCTCTGATCTTATTCTATAGGATTGACCCATTAGGAGTTTTTAAATAAATAGTTTATGTAGAATTTTTCAGGTTCGCACATTACTAAATAATAGGTTAAATGATAAATAAGTGAACTTATGAGAAAGTAATAGATTGGAAGTTCTTAACTGAAACCCTAATATCTTTGTTTGGATACCTAATTTGATAAACTTGAGAAGGTTGAGCAAATATTGTATCGTCTACAGGACCAATTTCTTTAGTTACAGGATCTGAATACTCCATCGATGTTTGTGCTGATGAATACTGTCCTCCAACTTCATTAAATATGTTTAAGCTAGCGACGGTTAAAACCCCATTTAAATTTTGGACTAAACTTTTTATTTCAGATAAATAAACATTTTGACCAAGTTGCCTTGTTTGTGGATTAAAATATGTTGAAATGGTATCAATAACTTGAGAAATAATTTGTCCTGAATTTTGTGCTGATGTTAATACAATTGAAACATCAACACTCAAGTCTATTACTTCAGCGGTAAATATTGAAATGTAATCATTCATCATTCTATAGTTAGATAAGTAATTTGCAATATTTTGTTTCAATGTATTTGAAACTATATTAGTTAACTTTCCTGATGAATCATATGAAAGGATTTGAATCAATATCTTATTATCGTTTTCCGTAATTGAAACTTTTGCTGGTGCTCCAAATGTTGCTGGCATATTTCTGATTATAGATTCATAATCTTGAACAGTTACTGCTCTTTTTTGTGCAGAAAAGTTAAATGATACATAATTTCTAATCTCTTCTATTGATGGAATTCCAGCTCCTCCTATTGCCGCAGTTACATTATTACATCTTAATGAATTTACCACCGCAGAGTTTTGAGATTCTGAAGGCCCATTTACAAAGAATGCAACCGTTCCAACTTGATTAATCACATTGGTTCCCAAATTAGTTTGAATTCCTCCACCGATTCTATATTGAATAAACAAAGTAGAATTAGGTGTTAATGCAGATCCTAATGAAAAGTTATTTGAATATCTTTGTAGGTCTAAAGTTACTCCTAAAGTTGTAAATTCGTTTAATGCATCTTGAGCTGTGTTTGTTCCACCACCAAAAGTCATTTTTTTAAATCCCTCTGCGGTATATTCTGAAATAAACCTATTAGGCGTTTGAATATATCTACCAACTTTAATACCAGGTTTATCAGAAACTTTTGTAGGATCTTCAATAAAAACTCTGTCTTCAGCTAAAGCATCAACTTCATACCATCTATTTGCTAGCCCTAAAAATTCTCCTGTTGTTGGGATATTTGTATAATCTGTTCCATCTTTTAGTAATACTGATGTAATACCCAAAACATTTTTTTCAGGTAAGAATAACTCGTAAAATGGTCTAACATCACTTGCCGTTATAACTTGTTTGAAAACTTTAGTTATACCATTAACAACTATTTCTCTTTTTGTTATAGTATAATTCAAAAGAATTCCATTTGCATTAAAATTTGGGATCTTTAGTCTATTTGGAAAACCTTGAGAATTGTATGGAGAAGCAAAATCAATATCATAAACATTCTCAAATACTAATCCAGCACCAACTACTTGAGATCCTCTTTGGAGAATTCCCAAATATCTTTCATCTTCTTTATCTCCATAAGCAGGTACCGTTATTGAAAAATCTACCAAGGATACTGAAGGTCTTTGTCCAGGGATTTTAAGACCATATGTTCTTGCTATGTTATATACTGATGATCTTTGTTGGGCATATTGTAATACAGTTTCCTGAATACTTCTATCAATGTTATAATGTAAGTTATCAGTAACCGCAGCGTTTAAATCTATAAACACAGAGAATACTGAAGCATCATTAAAATCTTGTATTAGTGTAGGATAATATGTTTTTACATAATTTAATAATTCAGTTCTTATTGCCTGAAAATCTCTTGTTGTATATGATATTTTACGACTTGCCATCTTTCTTAAATATTGATTATAACAAAATCACTTTGTGCAAATGTTTGACCATTTGTTGAATAATCTATTTTTATTTTTGCAGTATACTCGGATGTACCTTTACCAGGAACTCTGTATATGTCATACAATTTATTACTTCCTGTTTCATCCAAAAAATTCGTGCTATTAACTTCTTGAGTTTGATCTAAAGGTTCAATAGTAATCTGATTGACTAATAGGTTTGGCATAAAATTTTCAATCGCATCTCTAATATCAGATTCAATTGCATTAAATGTAAGTCCGTCAAATGGTTCAAAAATAAATTCATATAATCTTGTTCCAAATGTCGGTAGATAATATCTTGATCCTTTTCTGGTTAAAAGAAGATGAATAAGATCCGATTTAATTTCTTGTGATTGTAATTCGGTAAGTAATAAATAATCACCCCTTAATGAATCTTTAAACGGAAAATTTAAACCATATGTAATCCCATCTGCCATATTTCATAAATATACTATGATTATTTTTTTGTTAAAGTAGTTGTTCCTTTAATATGTTTTGGATCATAAGGACAATGACGGCATCCTTTACTTGTACCACAACAATATCCACGATCAATATGATATTGTTCTGTGAATACCAAAAACTTACCATCCATATAGTAATGATAAGGGAGAAGCTTTATTTGCTTCTCCCTCCCTTTATTTTCTGTACTTTCCATAGGTTATGCCGACACAATTTCACATCCGTTTGCACCACAAGCGATCTCTCCACTCAAATCAGTATCATCGTCTAATTCTATGATTTTTGACAAATCAACATCTTTAAGAGATTCCATCAATTCTTCATATTTTTCTTTTGTACAATCTTCAAAAGGTGCTTGGATGTATGATCCATTATCATATGGTAGTACTGAAAGCCCATTATAATGATCCTTTTCTATCCACATCCACTCACCAACTGCCGGCCATTCGTGTTCTCTAATAGATATTGTTGCAGATACATTATGAGAATTTGATCCACTTCTATGACCTGGTTTAATCCATTCATTATGAACTTTCTTTACCCTTTCAAGAAGTTGAATGGGTGACTCATTCCTTAAAATAGACCCTTCGGGCGCTTTTTGTGGAATACCAATTACCGCAGTATCGTGTGGTCTAAAATATTCATCCTCAACAAGTTCAGGATGATTTTCTTTTAAATAAGAATAAATTGCTTCATTCTTACCGACCCTGATTCTTCTTATGTAATAATCATTATGCCAAGCGTGAATACCTGAAGATGTTCCCAAGGTCAATGAAGTTGTTCCCGCAGGTTTAACTGTTGTTGTTCTTGCCGCTGGATTGATATTTAAGAGTTCGGCCACTCTTTTATTTTCTTCCTTCACAATTTTTGACGCTTGTTTCATATCCATTTTTAGAACAGCACCTGATCCAATTCCTGTCATTGAGATCCCGATCAATGCATCTTTTTCTGTTGTTCTTTGCCAAATTGGTCTCAAATAATGAAATTTAGTATATCCCGCTTGAAGTGTTGCAATAAATGTTGCCGCTTTAGCTCTGTCATTAAAGTCTTCTTGACTTACAACATTTGATACATTTGTTTCGACAAGATTGCAAAATTGAAATGGTCTCAATGCTATTTCACAACAAGGATTGGTTCCCCAATCTTTATCATTTGTTAAATAAATACCGGGTTCACCAGCTCCGCTTGCTTCAATTCTCTTCCAAAGGTCCATGAAGTAATCTTTTGTGATTTTGTGTCGGAGCAACACAGCTGAATTATTTGATCTTCCTCTTTGTGGGTTTGTTTCCCACCAAGCACCTGACTTACAACCAATCATTTCATCATCCGTTGCAGAGAACAAGGATATGAGTGCTGCCCTCCGGATTCCTCCGGCAAGGACTGCGTCAGCAATATGACAAACCATATCGTGAACTTCGATTGGTCTCAATTTCTCACCATTTTCTTTAGAGTCAAGGATACCTTCTAATTTTATAAGACATTCTTTAAGTGGTTGAGGTCCGGGAGCTTTTCCACCTGATGTTACAAGTCTAGCGCCTTTTGCTCTTATATCACTAAAATCAAATTCAATATGTGATCCACCAAAAAAATAAGATTTTACCAAAGCCTTAACAGCATCTGCCCATCCTTCAATAGAATCAGCAACTAACCATCTTCTACCTCTTTCTTTGTTTGGTTTCTGAATTTCAGGTAAAGCTTCTACATGATGCTTTTGGACTGAATATCCGACACCTGTTCCACCTAACAATAAAAACATAATTTCAGAGAATACTCTCCAATCATCAATCGGTGCGAAAGCACAATTGTAAATTCTATTTGGTGAAATTTCAATTGGTTTTCCTGCAAATTGCATTGACCTCATTGATGGAAGAACTTGTTTTTTAAACACATACATGTAGTTCTCTCTAATTTCTTTTTCTAATTGTGGATAATGCTTAATATGCATTTCCATGTTCCTTGTTACTAACTCTTGCCATGTTTCTCTTCTGTTTAATTCCGGTATGAATTTTGAATATTTCATATATACCGTTATGTCCGAGAGAATTCTGTTTGAAATGTCCATTGTTTAATTTTTAGTTTTATGTTTTTATTAAAAAAATCAACGATTTTTATAATAAATATATGGTTGGCTTATAACCGACCATTATTTTTGTTAAAAAAAAATAAGTTTTTTTTCAAAAAAGTAGATATTTAATTAACCTTATTTTCCCTTTGTTTTCTCTTATCAAGGAGTTCTTTTACTCTATCTCTTTTTCTTTCTTCTTGTTGTTCTTCAAAACCCAAGAAGGTTACTGATGATTCAGTATCTATTTCCAATAGCTCGTTATTGAACTTACAATTTTCAAAAACAACACCGTCTTTTCCAAGACGCGATTTAGTAATTGCTATTGTCGCTAAATTCATCTCTTTCTGTTGGAGGCTCTTCGCCACAGTGATGATTACATGACCAACCTGAGCCTTTTTAATTGACCCACCCATCTGATCGGTTGTAACAACTTCAGACGATATTGAGGACCTATTGCCCTGTGTGGCGGTCCATCCAACCATATCCAACTCGTGACACATTCCTTCAAACCCTCTCATTACAGAACCTTCAGCTTTCCATTCATCTTTTGAAGTTGATTCAGGTAAAACACAATCAATATAGTCCAACAAAACTAAATCAATTTTGTTTCCATCTGCAATCATTTTTCTGATCTGATTTTTTATATTACTCATTGTCATAGTATCAGATGCCATCTTTTTCAAAATAAGTTTATTTTGCATGGTATCTTTGATTTCAGTAATTTTTGACATTACTTCTTCCTTATGATTTGCTAAATTATCAGGTTCAATTCCAGTCCAAATGGTAAAGTGTTTTCTTTGAACAATTTTTGGATTATCCTCAAAAAATATTTGAAGGACATTGTATCCTAAATTAAAAGCTGTATTTGCAATTTTAGTAAGGATTGTTGTCTTACCAACACCTGTAGGTGCAAGTATAACTCCAATCTCTCCTTTTGCTAAACCACCTTTTAATAGTTTATCTATTCCTGGTATTCCCATTGGTATTGGATGTCTATAATCTTCTTCCAATACGGTATCAAGTCCTGTGAAGATATCTGTGGTCCCTTTATCAACCTCTCCAACTTGTAATGCTTCTCTAACCAAACCTTCAACTTTATCATAAGATTCAAAATCACCTTCGGTGATAATCTTTTGAGCCTTATCCATTGCCTTCTGAAGTTCCTGTTGTTTACAAAACTTAAGAGCCTTTTCTTGTACAAAAGATGATCCTTCAAAAGGAGCATCTTTGATTTGTTTTAATGTATCAAATACAATTTTTGCAACAAGTTCTTGAGAAATTTCAGATTTAACAATCTGTTCAAGTGTATCAAAATTTGGTGTTGTTTCATATTTCAAATGATATTCTTTAATCATCTGAAGGATGATCTTGAAATATTTGTTATCAAAATAAGAACTCTCTATCACATCCATAATGGATGATGAAAAATCTTTGTCTGTGATAATTTGGTTTAATAACTGAATCTGAAATGTGTTCCCTAAATAATCGAAATTCTTATTCATAATTTTTTGAAATACCCCTATATTATTAAATACTTACTTCCTCAAATCAAATTCCAAATATTGATGTTCTAAATCATAATTTGAAAAAATGTCAGTTAACTCACGAAGCACATCTTTCAAATATGGTCTTACATCCACTGTATAACGAACTTTTGGTGGAAACTTTTTTCCGTCAAAAATTCTATGACAAATTGTCTGATCATTTACTTTAACATAGATGTTAAAAATTTCCGCATCTTCGGTAAATGAAGTTTCCATGATCTTTGGATCATGCATAATTGCTTCCATATTGTCCATCATATAGACAACGGTTTTCATTTTGAGATAATACTCAAGTTCCTCTTTCAAGGATTTAATAAACTCATAAAACTCAATCGAGTTTTTTGCTTGAGGATTATACCCTCTCACATTAAAGAACCTTTGAACAACGATGTTATCGTTTAGGGTTAGAAGGAACTCCATTTTCGTACTGTCTTGCTCTTTCATTTTTTTTTTAGTTTTTATTTGTTTGTCGTTTTTCTTTTCTTGTTAGTTTCATAAATGGTCGAAGAAAATTTACCCAAGCTTCATCGTTCTTTGGTAAATATTTAAAAAGACCGTCTTCCATCATCAATCTCATTAGATTCTTATACCCTCGATTTTCAGGATCAATTGTATCGTTTAATATTTGTTCCACCAATTCTTTTGCATCATCGGTTATCAAACACTCGGACAAATCTACTATTTTTTTATTTGTTTTGTAAAACTCTTCTCCAAGTATACCACTTTTTGTTTTACCAGTCAAAATATTTGATATAGTTTTAACAGGTTTATTTTGCTCGATATTTCGGGCATTGTATAACAATTCTTCAATAGTGCAGGATTTATCAAGCATTTCAGGAAATAATTTTACCAAAGTTTTTTCACCCACTCCTTGGATTCCATCAATATTATCTGATTTATCTCCAACAAAGATTTTACATAAGGCAACATTATAATGAGGTATATCAACTTTATTCAAAGTGATCATATCTCCGTATTTAAAATATTTTTTAGATATCGGAGAATATATTGTTACATTTTCAGAAATTAATTGTGTAAGATCCTTGTCCGCAGAGAATATGATTATTTTTTCATCTTTAGCAATTTGACAATAATAAGCAATTAAATCATCCGCTTCATTATTATCCGTCTCAACTTGTCTAACAAATATTTCTTCAAGATATTGTTTAACTCTTCCTCTTTGTTGTAAATAGGATTCATATACTTCATCATTAATTATTTGAAGCCGATTCGCCTTATATTGGGGATATAATAGTTTTCTTGCGGATGAGTTAGATTCTCCATCCCACATAACAATCACTTTATCGTGATCGTGTTCTTCTAAAAACTTACGAAGTATATTGATGAAGTGATATACTCCACCAATATGATTACCTTCATAAAATAGTTCTTTTGCTCCGTGATAACCTATTTTGAATAGATTATTTCCATCTACTAAAAGTGTTTTGATCACTTTCTTTATTTAAAATGTGAATAAATTCTTTCATAAACACTACTCTGTAATATCATCATCACCAGATTCTTCCAACACTATTTCACCTGAGCCAGAAAGAATTCCATTCCAATATTGAGAATATTCTTTTTTGTATGTTTCCAAAGCTTCTTTAGTGTCTTCAATATACCCTTGTGGTACTGCAATCAATTTACCATCATTATAACCCAAACCATTCACATGATTTTTTAGAATTGAAATTTTGGTTCTAATTGCATATCTAACGGTTCTTCCTCCTTTAGTTGCGGTAATGTGATTGATTCCTGCACTTGCTTGATTACCAAAAAGAAATACTAATGAAGATGCTAACCATAACGCTTCACCACCTTTAGCCTTAATTGTTGGTTGTCCAAATGGATTGTCAGGAAGAGCAACCCATGGTTGATTAACTACTACTAAAGTATTATAGTAAGCATAATCTTCTTTTTTTGATTTAGAAATTCTTGAATGAACTCCCATACCTATCTTGTCAGCAAGAGTTGCTGCATTATGTTGTTTTCCGCCTTTGCCATCAAATGTCATTTTACAAGGAATGGATCCAACTGAATCCCAAAGAAATAAAATGGATTGTTTAATTTCGCCCTTTTCTTGGGCATCAATAACCTCATTAATAAAATCAGTTACTTGTTCAATATAATCAAAACCATCGTTAAAAATAAAATCACCATCCCATTCATCATCTTCATTTTTATTCGCTTGTAATCCCAATTCAACAGCATGTTCCCATGACCATTTCTTTTCCGTAATAATAAAAACAGGTAAATGTCCTTTCTTTTGAGCATCTGCGGCTGCTAATATCATTGCGGTTGTTTTGGAACTATTACTATGTCCCAAAAACATATTGATTCCGCCCATAACAGGTCCAGGTATACCACAAGCATTTAAGAATGCTTCACCGCAATTATAATAATTTGTTTCTTTATATTTTGTTTTAGTTGAGAATTTATCTTTAAATCCACCAACACTATCTTTTTTCTTAATTGCCATTTTCTATTTTTTTAATATTTGGTAGTTTACCGACTTTTTTGGGGTAAAATTCATCGTCTTCTTCATATAATGAACCAAGTTCTTCTTCATGAAAAGTTATTAATCTAAGCCCTAATTCTCCATCTTGATCTTCTTCTTTCAACATCCCAAACAAAACAGTGTCACCAACTTGTTTAGGTTTACCAGACGAATATCCTTTTTCCTTTAATTGACTTAATATCTCATAAGATAACATTTTATTGTCTCTTAATTGTAATTCAATTTCTTCTTTAAATGTCATATGATAAAATTAACATGTATGGTACCATACAAGATACCATACATGATATTTGTTTTATTAGAATGGAAGATCTGTATCGATTTCAGCATCTGCTTGTGGATCAACTAACACATTAGAAGCTTTTTTACTTCCTCCAATTGATGTTTCATCTACAGAAGAATTTCCATAAACATATCCACCTTTGTCAGTATCCCACTTTGGTGTTTCACCTCTTGCAATTGCTTCAAGATATTCAACTGGTTTTTTAGAATAAACATCTAACCAAGTTAGTTCGTCATTAATCCAAGCGTTAGCTTGTGTTTTGTCTTCGTGAACAGGAGCTGGATCGTCATACATAATTGTAGATACAGTTGTGTATTCTTTACCTTTTGGTGTTTTTGCTTTGGTAAGTTCAATTACCAAGTCACGACCTTTTTCGGGATCGGTGATATCACCTTTGTTTCTCCAAATTGGAATGATCTTATCAAGGATACCATCATTCTTATAGTTGTGTTTAAATCTCCAAAACTTTGGTCCGTCTTCTTCGTGATCTCTGTCAATTACTTTCACAATATAAAACTTACGAGATTTATATTGTTTTGCAAGCTCCTTATCAGAATCTTTACCTGTTGCCATAAGTTCTTCATAAACTTCATTCAAAGGTGATCTTTCATTGTCATTTTTTCCTGGATCAAAAAACTTTTGCCATTGTCCTCCAACTTGAATCTCGTGATACCAAGCTTCTTTAAATGGAGATGATCCGTCTGGAGTAGGAAGAATCCTAATCTTTCTTTGTCCTGATTTTTCTTTATCACCCAAAATTAGGGCGAAATACTTTTTCATTCTTTCGTCTTGCGACATTCTGTTTTGGGCCCCGCCCCCTTGTTGTGATTTTTCGTACTGTGCCAATACGGCGTCTAATGAACTCATTGTGTTTAAATTTAGAATTTTAATAATGTAAATTAAATATAATATAAATTAGGTGTTATGTCAAATAAAAAAGGTCACCATTTGGTGACCTTCATTTTAAATTAATTTTTTTTATCTTAATTCATCGTCTTCATTTGGTTGGAAAGACCCTTTAATATCTGCAACATTAATGTCTGTTACATCATCAGATGTTAAAACATAATCATTTTTTCCTGTCTTTTCCATATCTTCTTTCTTATCGTCAAAAAAATCTGATAATTTTTGATTAAATGGATAAGAATCATATGTTCTTAATTCCAATTTCTCCTGTGGAGTTTTCTCTCTATATTTTTCAATCTTCATTTCTAACGAATTCAACTTATTCATAATTGAATCCATTTCAGATAATTTTGATTCCAAATTTGAAAGCTGACTAAATAAGTTTTGAAAATATTCTTCTTGTTTTGTTTCAATGTTTTTTTGAGAATCAACAAGATCTGTTATTTCAAGTTCTTCTGTTCCTTCATCTGCACCCTTTTCTTCTGATTCTCCCTCATCGTCAATCTTCTCAACATCAGGATCATTTGCAACATCTATTGGTTGAGGTGCTGCATCAGGTGCTGGTGGTGGAGGTGCTCCTGCATCACCAGCTGGTGGTGGAGGAATTTCTCCAGGTGCTGCCGGAGGTGGTGGTGGAACTTGCTCCATAATATATTGATTAATACTTCTGTATCTTTCAATTTCACTTAAAATTTTCTTATCTAAACTCATAATATTATCCGTTTAATAATGTTTTTATTCCGCTCGCGGTTTCAACTCTTACTCTTCTGTTGGCAGTTGTTTGGTGTCCAGCTCTTTCAATAAGACCGTCTCTTTCTCTTACAGTATAACAATCTCCTGTATCAAGATCACAAACTTGTTTTGTTCCGTCTCCATTATCTTCTTCAGAATATCTAACTGATTTTCCGAGGTAATTGTTCAATTTTGATTTTAAATCCATAAAATTGTTTTTATATAAATATATCGTTATTATGTTTAATTATTTTAATTT